AAAATGATGCACGATAAGATTTCATTGGAAACAGTTTGTATCCTAGTTGATATATTTGGTTGTATGCCAAAATGGGAAAAACAAATTACTGAGGATATTATTTGGCCAACACACCGAAGAATTGTAAAGAAATATACGCCGTTTATACAATACGATAAAGAAAAGTTTACAAAGTTTTTAAAAGAAAAGATTAAAGAATATGCATAAAATTACCAAGATTTACTTGGACATGGATGGTGTGATTGCCGATTTCAATAAACGATACAAAGAATTGTATAAGATTGAACCGAAAGATGCAGACACATACAAAACTTTTGATAAGTTTTTTACCATGTTTATTGCTGAAAGGCAGTTTGCTAAATTAGATTTAATGCCTGATGCTATGGAGTTAATTAACTATCTCAGGTCACTACCAATACCAACAGAGATTCTATCTTCAACATCATCTGAAAAACGTGATGCGGAAATTAGAGAACAGAAGATTGATTGGTTGAATAAACACAACATTGAGTTTCCTGTTAATTTGGTACCAGGTAAAAGATTTAAGAGAGATTTCTCTAACGAAAATTCACTATTGATTGATGATACACCACAAAACATTGACCAATGGCGATCAGAGGGTGGTGTTGGTATACTTCACACGAATACCATAACTACCATCGGTATTTTGAAAATGTACACTTGACATTGGATAAATACTATTATATAATGAGCAGTCTGTGGATAAGTTGTTTATACACCGTTTAATACTCCGTTTATACGAAAGGAATTACTATGAGTTTTGCAAATCTAAAACGCCAATCTGGCAACCTCGATAAACTATCTAAAGCAATTGAGGCACTCTCCCAAACATCCGAAGGTTCTGAAAAGGTCGATAATTTCTGGCGTCCAGAAGTTGACAAATCAGGCAACGGCATGGCTACAATCCGTTTTCTTCCATCAGCTGAAAAAGATGGCGAAGATGCTTTGCCTTGGGTCAAAATCTTCTCACATGGATTTCAAGGTCCAGGTGGTTGGTTAATTGATAACTGTTTGACTACTAAGAATCAACAATGTCCAGTATGTGAACACAATTCTACATTATGGAATTCTGGCATTGAAGCTAACAAAGATGTGGTTCGTAAACAAAAGCGTAAACTGAATTACGTTTCAAACGTTTATATTGTATCTGATCCAAAACATCCTGAGAATGAAGGTAAGGTGTTTTTGTTCCGATATGGTAAGAAAATCTTTGACAAGATTAGTGAAGCAATGAATCCTCAGTTTGAAGATGAACTGGCAGTCAATCCATTTGATTTATGGAAAGGGGCCAACTTTAAGTTGAAAATTCGTAAGGTAGAAGGTTATCAGAACTACGACAAGTCCGAATTTGAATCGGCAGCTCCACTATCTAGTGATGATGACGAACTTGAAACAATTTGGAAATCACAACACTCGTTACAAGAGTTGACTAGTGATAAAGAATTTAAATCATATGATGATTTGAAGAAACGCCTTGACAAGGTTCTCGGTCTGAATGGTGAAGCACCAAAGACAACCGTAGAACAAACCAAAGCGAAAAACTTTGATGCTAAAACCAAATCTACTGATTCACCATTCAAAGATGATACAGAAGATGATGATATGGCATATTTCAGTAAACTAGCTGAAGAAAACTAATTCTTCTAAACAGCAGTGACACGGCCACACCCTCTGTCGAAAGATACGGTGTGGTTTTCTTTTGGTTATTACACAACTCGCAAACTATCAAATACCATTCTTTGAAAAGAATCTTCCATATTTCTTACAGAAGGTATTGGTCCTTTTGGTCTTTGACCCTTTGTTGAATTTACATTTGTATTGTTTATGATTTGTGAATTGACAACAGATTCGGGAGTGCTTGGTAAGTTTAACTCCAAATTTTCACTGGTCACAGTATTTAATTTATTTGTTGAATCTGATGACTGATTCATTAATTGTGGACCGGCATTTTGATTATTTGTGGCTGGCGTAGCAGTTTCATTTGGTATAGGTGTTGGTACAGGCGTTGCTGTTTGATTTTGCTCAGCAATAGCCTTTTTAACTCTATCTCTTTCCACTTTATAATCTTCAACAGCCTCTAAAGCACCAGGTCCCCTTTCAGCAAAACCTTTTAACTGAGCATTGTTTAATGGTGTACTTTCATTATAATTGAATTGATAATCTTGTATTTCTGCCATTGTTCTGTCATATTCTGGTAATTTTTTACGGCGATCCATTTCATTTTTAACGCCAGGCAAACCACCAACTTTTTCAGCGTTTGCTATTCCTTCGGCTTCAGCTTTAGCTTCTTCGCTAGGTTCAGATTTTATTATTTTCCAAATTGCATATGCACCAGTAACACCAAGAAGAATAGCTGCTCCAATTGGATTAAATGCCAAAAATTTTCCAAATCCAAGTATGTTTTTAAGTAAATTGGTGGCGATTCCACCACTAAAAGCCGCTTTAAGTAATGAAACAAAATCTACAAGACCAGATATAGTAGACGTAATACCAGATATAATAGACATTACGCCTTTGATTGCAGCACCAATCATACCTGTTACTATGCCCAATATGGTTGATAATAAACCAGAACCATCATCAGCTTTTGTTGCTGTTGGTGCAGCCGTGGTTGTTTGTTTTTTGCCTGTGATGGCTTCGATTAAAGCTTTATGCCTTCTTTCTTTTTCAGATTGTTCTTCTTCTTTAAAATTATTTTCTTTTTCTCTACGCAAAGTATCATTTTTATCTGTCGTTTTTAATAGAGTGTATATCTTGGAAAGAATATCCAATACATTGTTATCTGATTCCAACTGACCTATATCAAGATTACGTGTACCTCCAACTTCTTTTGCTTTTTTCGTACCAGAAAAATATTGAATATCTTGTTGTGTTCTACCCAACATACTACCAAGCAAAGCAGGAGCAAATTTAGAACCACCTGTCATAAATTTAGCAATATTCAATACATCAAATTTTTCACTAAAACCTTTAGACTTTGCTTTTGATTTATCGGATAAAGTGGCTTTTATAGCCGAGCCAACGCCTTGACCTTCCGATAATTTTTCGGTCAAATATGATATGTAAGATTTTTCTCTTATCTTTTTGGCTTCTTGATAGTTCATGTTGATCTAGCTTTCTTAATCAGAGGATTCGTGTCATCTTCTTTTTCGGGGTCTTTATCTGATACTGTTTTGTTATTTACATTGGTATTATTTACACTTTTGTTAATCACTGGAGATTGTTGCATTGATTTTTTTAATCCCATGTTTTCTTTTGTGTCGGAGTCAATTTTATTACCAGTTGATACAGATGGTACAACACTTGATTTGTTACCTTGCATATTTTTTAATCTATCAGCATCTAATGCAGCACCCACCTGCTCTGGTGAATTGTGTGCTACGTTACCGCCCACACCAGAATAATAAGAATTTCCTTTTTTTAATTTTTTATCACCAACAGTCATGTCATATGGTATACCAACCGAGGCAAACTCTTTAGCTAATTCCAATATTGCACCATCTCGGTCATCACTTTGACCTTTCACATACGCATCGACTTTTTTTCTTTGTTGGCCAATTAGTCCGTTAGCAAATAACAAATCTTGTGTGGCAGGATCCAAATAAGTTGTTTTTGGATCTAATTTTAATTTTTTAACCAATTCTAACATTGTGGGAGGAATAATTTGATAACGGCCAACAGCAAATAAAGTTTCTGCATCTCCAGGTTTTAAATTTGGATTTCCTTGTGGAAATTGTTTTGTTTTGGCAGACCTGTCAAAATAATCCTGTATTGTCATTTTACTAAAATCAATTGGTTTATCTGAGGGTACTATTCTGTTGCCTACTGTACCTTTATTGTAAGCATTATAACCGGCTTCACCGCTCTCATATTTCGAAATATTGGCCGCAAGAGATTCTTTACCAATTAAAGCGGCAGTACCAGCAATGGCGCCGCCGGTCAATATTTGGCCACCACCAATTTTACCTGCTGTAGGCGGTTTAGGCGCTGGCGCAACAGGAGGTTTTGCTGTTGGTGTTGGCTTGGGAGTAGGTGCTGGTGCAGTAGGAGTTGGTTGTGGTGCGGGCACCGTTGGCTTAGTTACTTCTTTAGGTGGCGTAACTGGTTCTTCTTTTGGCTTACCTAATTTATCAGTTTTCTTTTTTTCTTGGTCAACTTTTTTATTGGCATCATCTAATTTTTTTGTTTGTTTTCTTGTTACTTTTGGTTTTTTTCTTGCAGTCAATGCTTCAATCAAAGCCTGATTTCTACGATTTTCTTGCAAATCATTTTCTTCTTTTTGTCTTTGCCTCTCGTCCAATTCCAATTTTCTGTCATTTTCAATTTTCATTAATAAATTGTAAATTTGGCCAAGATATTGGGCAAACTGACTAGAATTTTGAACTGGAGAATTTTTTAGATTTGCAAACTCACGTTTTTTCTTGCCAGTAAAAAAACCAATATCTCGTTTACTTCTTCCTGTTAGAGCACCAAGTAAAGCAGGAGCAAATTTAGAACCGCCAGTTACAACTCTAGCAATGTTTAGAGGATCGAATCGTTGTTTAATTCCAGTAAAGGTGGCTTTTGTTTTATCACTAATTGATCCACCAATGGCAGAACCCGTGCCAACGCCAGATGATAGCCTTTCGGCCATCAAAGATATTAAACCTTGTTTTCTGATGTCTTTAGCTTTGTAATAGTCCATTTACTATTTTCTTTGTTTCTCTCGTATCTTTTGGTTTTCTTCTTCAATATACGCAATCAACATAGAAACGTAAATGTCACGTTCCCAAGGCATCATATTTTCAAGCTCTGACAAACTATATTTGTGGTGTTGTATCAATGAAAAGTTTGTCTTGTAATAATTACTCAGATTGTCATGACGAAAAATTAGCCGAAAAAACTTTCAAGGCCTTCCACATCTATCTTATGATGAAACCCACACTTTGAGCAATCAATTTCAATTACTTCTTTTAGTTTTGGTAAATTATTAAAAAATTCCTCTACCTTAGCAAACTGAACCTGATTCATGCCTTCAACAAATTCTAACATTTCACCTGGTTGTGCTTCGTTTCCGTAATAGAATTGTTCACCATCGTAAATATATTCAATTGAATTGGCAATCATATTGAAGGTGGTTTCTGTGATATTTTCGTATTTGATGGAATCTTGTACGATACTAAATTCTGGATACTTTAATTTAATAGAAATCGTATCCGTTAATTTAATTTCATCCGAAATGGTTTCATCTCTTTGAACTTTTAAATCAAGTAGATTAATATCTTTTTCCATTAAATTGCCACACATTTTACCATCTACTTCATTATTGCATTTGTATTTTGATTCAACAATCTCACCTACTGACTTGGCACGAAGGTTGACAAAATAATATTCGACATCTATAATTGGTAATTTTTCAATATCGACACCTTCTGTCAATGTGCAATTATAAAGAATATCTTTTACGTTTTGGTGAATTGTGGAAGTTTCACTGGATTCAATGGCCATTAATAAATTTCTTTGTTCTTTAACTAAAAATGGTCTGTATTTAATTTTCTTTTTTGATAGTGGCAATTCTATTTCATATGTTGGCACGTCAAGTTTTGGTAAAGCCATAATTTATCTCCTTAATAAAATCACTTAAAAATGCTACGTTGTATGTTGTTCACGATTGATTGACCGGCTGAGCTTACAGCACCTTGAGCATTTCCACCTAATCCACCAACAACATCTGAGAAGTTGGCCAGACCAGCATCTACCAATTCCATACCAAATGATTGTAGAGAATTGTTACTCCAACGAGTATATGCAAAAGTTACTGAAAGTTTATGTGGGTTATCTGATGACCAATCTAAATCTAGTTGGTTCATTGAAATTGGAAAAGCATCAAACAAATTAATAGAATATGATACTTTATTTTCTACATCATATTGATTAATCTGCATTGTTGTGGCATAATCACTTTTGTATCTAAAATTATAATTATATGTTGGATTGATAAAATTCATCCAAGCATCAAGAAATATTTTTTGTTGCATATCACCATCAACAATGAAAGTCAAGTCGATATCATTGTATCCGGTTAGGTATGGATACTTTTCAACAGGATTTGATCCAATTTTTTGTTCTACGGTCATCAAACTTCTGCCGGGTAAATTGGCACTTTCACAACGATATACTAAATTTCTAGCCGATTTGACGTATGGTATCAAAGTTAAAGGAATAGGAATGTTTACATCAAACCTATTCGCTCTCGCTAGGTCTTTTGTAAAACTGGATTTAAAATCGTTGATGGTACCTGGCATTTAACTCTTCCTTATTTCTTCTAATGAATCTTGCCAAACTTCATTTACCGAAGCCTTTTTAAACTGTTGAATTGGCAAGTATGCCGCAATGTCCCACTCATTTGGCTGCACGGCAAGTATTTTTGACTGAATGTGACCATACAAATACTTCTTCAAACATGGCCGAAACTCTCTATAACGCTTGGAGGCGTTTAAAATATCGTAGCTGACTCTCATACGCATAATGTCATTATTGCCGTCAAGGATGGCGTAATCCATCAATTTATCCAAAAGTGTAATTCGGTATTTTACCGGCAGATAATGTAAGTTCAAACCAAGAAAACCATCATCGTATCGTTCCAACACTAAAACCAAAGGAAAACGGTCATAGTATGGTATGTCTTTTTTTGTTTTAGGATCGTAATAAAAGTAATACAGCCCACCAGTTACAAAACGATTTCTTTTTCTAAAGGCTTCGTTATTAATTATTGAGGCTATTCCAGAAGGATTTCTTAGTTCAGCAATCTTCATGGTTAACCATTTAAGAGAATCACGGCTCATTACTTGTAATTGAGCAGATGTTCTTTCTTTGGCTAGTTGTGTAAGTTTAGATCCCATTGTATTATTTAGTCTATAGTCCTAGATGTTCTTCCGTTATGAGCTTAAACTCCCAGCCACGGTCCAAACAATATTCCGTTGCTGCTTTCCATTTAGCTTGATTGATACCATAAGTTACCACTTCATTTATGTATTGCTTTGTTAATCTTTTTTTGGGTTCGGGTGTCATTGTTTGTTTTTTAGGTTTAACTTCAAGTAACATGGTTTTTAAGATGCCATCTTTGGTTCGAACTTTAACCAAAAAGTCTGGAAAGTAACGGTGCCACAGGCCATCTTTTGGAGATTTATAGGGAATGATCAATTCTTCTGATGCCCACGATATAATATCTGAATTTTTGTCGAGCCAATTCATCATCTTACACTCCCATGAAGAGCGATAAATGATATTATTAGGATCCCCAACATATTTTTGAGGATTAGAAGGTGTGAAACGTCCATTATAAGCCATATAAATACTATGTATAACTTTTTTTCATAGAGGATCCAATGGCCATCATTTCCATACCAAATTCCATAGGTGGAGTTTCTATACCTGGAGCCTTAGTTGAGGGTCCTTTGGGTACCTTATTTGGAAATAAATTTGGTCGAACTGATCTACAATACCCTAGGGATTTACAAACATCAACAAGGGGCCATGTTGTTGTAATCAACATCAATGAAATACAGGCAGCAACATATGAGAGTGTCAAAAATTTTGTTATTAAACAAAAAGATAGATTATTTGATAAAACAATTCCTAGTTCTTTAGAAGAAGGCTGGCAAGCTGCTAAAAAAACTGCAGGTGAAGCCACAGAATATATTAATAAAGTAAAAAATGGCACAATAGAGTTTGGAGGTGAATTAGATAAAGTCAAAAAATTGCTTGGTAACGAAAGTATCAACATTAAAAATCCAATAAAAAACTCCGTGGCAGCAATATCATTGTATATACCTGACACAATGGCTTTTACATATTCAGCTCAATATGGTCAATTAAGTTTAGTAGATGCTGCATCACAGTTACCTTTAGGTGGAAAAGCTGTTGGGGCTGTAGCTTCAATTATTAATAGCGGACCTGGAAGATTGTTAGCGAAAGGTGCGGGCTTTGCTTTTAACCCACAACAACAATTATTATTTGATGGTATTGATTTTAGAACATATCAAATGGCATTTACATTCACACCATATTCTAAAAAAGAAGCAGAAACGGTTGGTAAAATTATAAGATTATTAAAAATGCATGCTGCACCAAGATTGGCAGAAGGTTCAGCAGGTATGTTTTTTGTACCGCCATCAACTTTTAATTTAAAATTTTTATTTAATAATAAAGAAAATCCTAATATTGGAAAAGTCGCAGAAAGTGTTATTGAAAGTATTGATGTAAATTATTCTCCAAATGGTTTTTCAACTTTTGGTGACGGTGCACCAGTACAAACAACTGTAACCATAAACTTTAAAGAAATTGAACTCATCACAAGAGAAAAAATAGAAAAAGGTTATTAATGCAATACTTCGATACATTACCTAAAATTATCAAAACCACACAAAATGGCCAGTCATCTTTAATGGTCAATTTGATAGCAAGGTGCAGTGTTATTCCAGACATACTTAAAAATCCATTGATATATTATTCATACGATATACAAGAAGGAGATACACCGGAAATTATTGCCTACAAATATTATGGCGATTCATATCGTTATTGGATTGTTTTATATGTTAATCAAATATTAGACCCACAATGGCAATGGCCAATGCAATCTAGTGTTTTGGAATCTTTCATTTCAGATAAGTATAATTTTAATGCCAAAGCTACTACTCATCACTATGAAAAAATAATCACAAAAGTTGATTTGAGAACAAACACAACAACAATAGACAAATATATTATTGATCAACAATCTTACAACGCTTTACAGCCTGGAGTGTTTGAACGTAGTATGGCAACTGGTCAATTTAGTGTAACAACTAGCCGCAAAATAGTTTCATATTATGAATACGAAACAGATTTAAATGAATCGTATAGAAATATAAAATTATTAAATTCAATTTACGTTGGTGAACTTGAAAAACAATTTAAAAAATTAATGGCTTAATATGGCAGAGTTTGATCAATCTTCTTTAAATGTAGAATCTCCTGGTGCGTATTATGCACAAGATTATTCCTTAGAAACTTTAAATTTTCTAATATCAAGTGGCCAACGATTTGAATTAAAGCGTTTAATGATTGATATGTCCTATTATGAGGACCTTTATAGTTTTACAGCCTCAGGTTATGTTACAGTAACAGATTCTCAAGGATTTGTTGAACTTTTTCAATTAACGGGTAATGAATTTATTGAAGTTAATTTTGGTAAAGTAAAAAATGGACCAAATAATAACGATCAACTGTTTCGGGTATATAAAGTTAGTGGCAAAAAACCTGCAGGAAATTTAAATACCGAAACATATACGTTATATTTCTGCTCAGAAGAATTGTTATTGTCCGAACAAATTAAAATTAGCAAATCGTATGTTGGCCAAAAAATATCTGGTATTGTAGAAAATATATTAATTGATAAATTAAAGGTGCCCAATAATAAAATTAATAACATTGAATCAACAACTGGTTTATATGATTTTGTTATACCTCGATTAAAGCCATTTGAAGCAATTAGTTGGTTGTCAACATACGCCAGACCGGCCAACAATGGTTCTGTTGGTGCTGATATGTTATTCTTTGAAACAAAGGATGGATTCAATTATAGGTCGTTACAGTCCATGTTCAAAGAGGAACCATATGCTACTTACAAATATCAGGCACAAAATATTGACATGGACAAACAATCTTTTAAAGAAAAAACAATAAGCGTTTTGGATTATGAATTTGTTAAAACCTATGATTCAGTAAACGAAATAAGCTCTGGTACTTTTGCAAACAGATTAATCTCAATTGATCCATTAACAAGGTCATACAAAGTGACCGATTTTGATTATTTGAAATATAAGAACCAAGCAGTTACATTAAACGAAGGTGAAGTTAGTAATGCTTTGAAAAATAGGTTAGGTTTAACTCAATATGAAACATATGATGCAACACTAAAAGTGGCTTTGTCAAATGCTGGCCAAAATGAAGCCGCTTACTTTAAAGAAATACCAGGATCAGTTGCAAAAAATATTGCAATAGAAACGTATGTGCCAAACAGAACAGCACAAATAGCTTTGGCAAATTATACTGTTGTAAAGTTGACGATACCTGGTGATCCAGGTTTAACAGTAGGTAGAACAATTGAATTTAATTTAATGTCGTTAAAACCAGAAACAAACGAAAAACAATTGGATAAATTTTACTCAGGCAAATATTTGGTTACAGCAGTTCGGCATATTATACAGCCAAATAAATATCAAACAGTTCTTGAAATTAGTAAAGATAGTGTACCAAATAATTATCAAGAGATAGATCAAACGGCATTTAAAGAAGCGGTGGCAGAATGAACAATTTTATAGGTAAAGATGGATTTAATTGGTGGTACGGTGTAGTAGAAGATGTCAATGATCCAGCCAAATTGGGTCGTGCTAAAGTTCGTATCTTTGGACATCACACAGATAATTTGATAGAATTGCCAACAAAAGATTTGCCTTGGGCTGCAGCCGTTAATCCAGTAAATAATTCAAAATCATTTAGTGCACCTAGATTAGGTGATTATGTAATGGGTTTCTTTTCAGATGGCACTTCTTCACAGTCGCCAATAATGATGGGTGTTTTTCCTGGTCTTGAAGCCACTCCAAACAAAAACAAAGGATTTTCACCACAAAGTGATTTAAAGCCTGCGACTCCACCCAATGGTCAAGTTCAATATGAAGCAGGTAAACCAACACTTGCACCATTAGCAAGAGGTCAAGTTGATAAAACAGCTGTTGCACAATCAAATGCTAATTTAGCACACGTATGTGATATCTCAGCAAATATGAAATTTGAAATTGCTAAAATGGCATTTAAAGTAAGTGAATTGGTAGAAACAATTAGAGCTGCAATTAAAGGCCTTTGGGCCAGTGCATCATCAAGTCCTTTTGCTGATGAAGTACGAAGCGCTGTAAAAACAATTAAGGCACAAATTAAAGTCGTACAAAAATTTATTAAAAAAGTACAAAATAATATTAAAGCGGTTACAGATTTGGTTGACCAATTACAAAAATTAATTCAATACATTGCAACTTTACCAGCAAGAATAGCTAAATTTTTACAAGATTGTTTAAAAGAAGCTCTTAGTGGCATATCTGGTGCAATTGCTGTAGGTCAAGAAATTCAAAAAAATATATCAGAAGGAAATGTTTCTTTAGCGAACGCATCGGCCATTGCAGCAGAGAAAGCTTTAACTGATAAAGAAACTATTGTGCCAACTCAAAATACGATTGTGAAACCATAATGGCTGATATGTCATGGACAGAACCGGAATCAGCAGCTAATACTGATTACCAACCAATATATTCTTATAATAACATTCAACAAACAGAATCAGGTCATTCATTTGAAATGGATGACACACCAACTCGTGAACGTGTTCGTATACAACACCGTTCAGGTTCGTTTATCGAGATGCACCCTAATGGTGATGAAGTTCACAGAATTATAGGTAAAGGTTATGAAATTATTGCAAGTGATAAAAATGTTTTAATTAAAGGTATTTGCAATATAACAATTGAAGGTGATTCTGCTTTGCATGTAAAAGGTGACGCATACACACAAATTGATGGGTCTGCATACCAAAATGTTAAAGGTGATGTAAATCAATCTGTTGCTGGTGATGCAATTCAATCTGTTGATGGTGATGTAGAAATAAATTCATCTGGTGATATTACATTAGGTGCCTCAACTGTCAATGTTAATGCTGATTTGTATGTTCGTGGTGATATAGGAACATCTCAATCGGTTCAAGCCGATGGAAATATTACAGCAGGTCTTTCCGTATCCGGTAATAAATCTGTTGAAACTTTAGGTTATATGTTAGCAGGTACAACAATTGATGCCGGCATTTCAATGTTTGCACCGATGGTTTCAGATATGTTTGGTTCAGTACAAATGTTTAGAATAAAAGTCAATATGCACACTCACATTGGAAATCGTGGATTCCCAACTTCACCTCCATTAAACGCACCAATGGAATCATAATATGTCCAGTATATACAACAGATTAGGATATAATTTTGATACCACCAAATTTGGTGATGATGTCAATTTGGCTCCTGGTGCAAACAATTTTCTCAATAATTCTTCAATTAATTTGAGCCAATGGCAAGTTGATGATATTGCAACATCGACAGCAACAGGTTACTATCAAAATCCATATTCGTCAGTATTGAGTAATATTACGATTGTCTTAAATGGCATGGCTGCAAATTGTAATACTAGCAATATAACTTTTAATGCGGCTCCAACTCAAGCAAACACATTATATTCTTCAATTATAAATGCGTTAACGGCTGTTTCTGATTTTACAACACACACAAATTACATATCTGGTATTGAACGATCAGCCAATACTGTTTTATATCCAGATTTAAATACTGCACTATCAATTGGCCGACAAGTATTGAGTTTAACCAATAAAGCAGATCAAACACAAAATAACGTACCGGTGTTGGGAAGTTTTACAAGCCTTTATATTCGTGATGATGTTGATTCGAGAAGTAATGCAATAATTATGGATTCAAGAACTTTAGGTAATTCTCTATATGTTGAAGATGGAAACACATACAGTAACATTTCTGTTTCTAGTATCAACACAATTATAACGGATGTTAATTCTCTACAAACTTTGTTGGCAACCAGAAGAAACGGAGATATCAATTTTTATCAAAATTCACTGGCAATTGTAAGAGATTATCAAACTGTTTTAACTTTTTCTAGTGTTGGTGCCACACAAAATTCTTTATTACAAATAGTTGGTACAACAAAATTAAAAACTGATTTGGCTACAGCAAAGCCTTTGGCTGTAACATTAAATACTTCATCTGTATTGTATAGTAATCCATTTGCATCCGGTTTAACGTCAGGCACAGGAACAGGTACAACAATTGTAACTGGTGGTACAGGTGGTACAACAACTGGTGGTACAGGTTCTTTCACTCTTACGGATACAGGTGTTAGTCCTGGAACTTATGGTTCAGCAAATCGAGTTCCTATTTTTACAGTAGATAGATTTGGTCGCATTACCTCTGCCACTTCTTTAGAGGCTGCAGGTGGTGGTGTATCAATCATTCAGTTCGACACAACAACAACAGATCCAATTGCTGTTGATAATTTTGATATCTACGTATATCGAAGTGCCAAATATGAAATACAGATAACATCAGGTTCTTTTTATCAGGTAATTGAGTTAAGGGTAATGCACAATGGAGTTTGTGCTTTTATGACACAATACGGTGAACTTGTAAGTGATGTCACTCTTGGCCAGTTTGATGCCGATGTTTCAAACAATGTGGTTAATTTATATTTTCGTCCTACACAAGCAATAAATACTGTTAAGATGATTAGAAGGTTAATCACAATATAATTTTTCAAAGAGGTGATTTTATTATGCGTTTTCATATTTTAGGTTTACCACACACAGTATCTTCAAAAGAATATAATGCCTGTGCTTATACACAAAAAGTAGTTAAGTTTGGTAAAATGATGAAGGCTTTAGGCCACACAATCATACATTATGGCCACGAAGATTCAGATTTAGTTTGTGATGAACACGTTACAGTAACCACCAACAAAGATTTAGAAATTGCTTATGGTGATTATGACTGGCGAAAAAACTTCTATAAGTTTGATGTCAATGACCATGCATATCAAACTTTCTACAAAAATGCTATTCGTGAAGTTGGACTAAGAAAACAAAAACACGATTTCATTCTACCGTTTTGGGGTTCTGGTGTTCGACCAATATGTGATGCACATCCAGATTTAATTTGTGTAGAACCAGGAATTGGATATGCTGGCGGTCATTGGGCTCGTTGGAAAATTTTCGAATCGTATGCAATTTATCATGCTTATTATGGAATGACAGCCGTTGGTAGTTGTAAACAAGATTGGTATGATGCAGTTATTCCAAATTATTTTGATCCTGATGATTTTACATTTCAGGAAAAGAAAGAGGATTACTTTTTATATTTGGGTCGAGTGTATGATGGTAAAGGTGTAAACGTTGCTGTTCAAGTGACCGAAGCACTTGGTGCCAAATTAATTATCGCTGGTCAAAACTCATTGTCACAAATGGGTTACAAAGAAACACCTCCTCACGTTACAGAAATTGGTTATGCTGATGTTGAGATGAGAAGAAAATTAATGTCCGGTGCAAAAGCTGCATTTGTGCCGTCAATGTATGTTGAACCGTTTGGTGGGGTTCAAGTGGAAATGTTGTTCTCTGGAACTCCTACAATCACAACAGATTGGGGTTCATTTACTGAAAACAACATTCACGGAATTACTGGTTATCGTTGTAGAACTTTTGAACAATTTTTGTGGGCAGCAGATAACATCCACAATATTAATCCAAAAAACTGTCGTGCTTTTGCTGAAAACTTTACATTAGAAAAAGTTGGCAGAATGTATGAGGAATATTTTCAATCCGTTTTGAATGTTTACACTGGTAATGGTTGGTATGAAAGAAATGATGCAAGACCACAATTGAATTGGTTAAAGAAAAATTATCCTCATGAAATGCCTCAAACTATTAAACTAAATAGTTAGTTATAGAAGCATGTTTTAAATCTAAGGGGATAGTGAACCTTGAGCTGTGACGCAAATAATTTTTTCATAGTAAAAAATGGGCTGACTGTTGGCATTACTCCGGTAATTGCCGCTAATGGAGCTTGGATAGGACCTTTGGGTTCAAATCCTGGAGCTACAGGCGCTCAAGGTGCTACTGGTGCGTCAGGTGTTCAAGGTGCTACAGGCCTTCAAGGTGCTACTGGACTTGGTGCAACGGGTTCTACTGGACCAGTAGGTGCTACAGGTCCTTCAGGAGGTCCTACAGGTGCTACCGGTGTAATTGGTGCAACTGGTGCTACAGGACAACTTGGTACAACCGGTGCTACCGGCCCAATTGGAATTCCTGGTCCTCAAGGATCAACAGGATTAGTTGGTGCAACAGGCATTCAGGGGCCAATTGGCGCAACAGGAACTCCAGGTTCAATTGGTAGTTTAGGATCAACTGGTGCAACTGGCGTACAAGGTCCTGTTGGACTAAGAGGTGCAACAGGTTCAACAGGTCCTCAAGGTTCAACAGGATCCACAGGACAAAATCAGCCTTGGATTACAATCTCATCAAATACAACAGTAACACTCAATCAACAGTACATTGCAAATACTGCAAACGGCTCTTTCACAGTTACACTTCCTGCTTCTCCAGTACTTAGCAACACGGTCATTATTTCTGACGGTGGAACTTTTGGTAATGATTGGAGTGTTCGAAATCTTATTATCAATCCAAACGGTCAAACAATTGAAGGTGTTAATGATACGCTTGTTTTAGATATTGGTCAAAGTTTGGTGTTTTTGGTTTATGACGGAAGAACATGGCAACAAGTATCAAGTGCTGGTCCAATAGGTTTAACTGGATCGACAGGACCAGTAGGTTCAACCGGTTCAACAGGACCAATCGGATCTACTGGTGCAACTGGCCCTACAGGATCAACTGGTGCAGGAACAACAGGCGCTACAGGTAGTAGTGGTCCTGTTGGCCCACAAGGACCAATTGGGCCATTAGGTTCAACAGGAGCTACTGGTGTAATAGGAACAACCGGCGCCACAGGTCCACAAGGATCAACTGGTGCAGGAACAACAGGCGCAACCGGTCCTATAGGTTCAACAGGTGCTACAGGATTGGGAGCTACTGGTGCTACTGGTGTAATAGGATCAACTGGTGCTACAGGACCAATAGGTTCAACAGGATCGACTGGTGCAACCGGATTAACCGGTGGTTTGGGTGCTACTGGTGTAATAGGATCAACAGGTGCTACAGGATTAAGAGGCGCTACTGGATTATTTGGTACAACAGGTGCAACAGGACCAAGAGGCGCAACAGGCTTGCAAGGTGATCCTGGTGGTGCTACAGGCCCAATTGGTTCTACTGGTGCAACTGGTGTTCCTGGTACAACGGGAGCTACAGGCACTATTGGTCCGATTGGCACGACCGGTGCAACTGGTATTATAGGCACAACTGGTGCTACAGGACCAAGAGGTAACACCGGATCAACTGGACCTATTGGTGCCACAGGATTTATTGGTGCAACAGGCTTGCAAGGTGATCCTGGTGGTGCGACAGGAGAAACAGGAAGCACAGGACCTCAAGGTTCAACGGGATCAACCGGTACAGAAGGTGCTACCGGTTTAACGGGACCAGATGGTGCAACAGGCGCAACAGGACCTGAAGGTTCTACTGGTGCCACAGGTATTCAAGGAGCTACAGGTGCAGGAACAACTGGTGCTACAGGACCAACAGGACCAATTGGTGCCACAGGTATTCAAGGAGCTACAGGTGCAGGAACAACTGGTGCTACAGGACCACGAGGAGCTACAGGTTTACAAGGAACTCCAGGTGGTGCAACTGGTTTAACAGGTACTACAGGTGCAACCGGTCCACAAGGTGCTACTGGTGTAATAGGAACAACAGGTGCTACAGGACCAATAGGACCAATTGGTGCTACAGGTATTCAAGGAGCTACAGGTGCAGGAACAACTGGTGCTACAGGACCACGAGGAGCTACAGGTCCAACAGGAAATACCGGTTCAACAGGACCAACAGGATCAATTGGTTCTACCGGAATAATAGGTGCTACAGGATCAACAGGTCCACAAGGTATTCAAGGAAATCCAGGTGGTGCTACAGGATCTACAGGTCCATTTGGTCCAGTTGGTGCTACTGGTGCGGTTGGCCCAGCTGGCGCAAGAGGTTCAACAGGTTTAACAGGTCCAACAGGTAATACCGGCTCGACAGGAGCTACAGGATTAGGAGCTACAGGACTACAAGGTACTCAAGGTTTGCCTGGTGCAACAGGTTCAACTGGACCACAAGGAGATCCTGGAGGCGCTACAGGTGCTACAGGTTCAACAGGAGCTACTGGTGTAATAGGAACAACAGGTGCTACAGGACCTATAGGTTCAACAGGATCAACCGGTGCAACAGGTATAATAGGAACAACTGGTGCCACAGGACCTATGGGTTCAACGGGCGCAACAGGTTTTGAAGGACCTCAAGGTGCTACAGGTGCAACAGGATTTCTTGGTGCGACTGGTGCAACAGGATTTGGCGCAACAGGACCAAGAGGTAATACAGGCTCTACCGGTGTTATTGGTACGACTGGTGCCACAGGATTAACAGGAAATACCGGTGCCACGGGATTGACAGGATCAACCGGTGCAACTGGATTAACTGGTGCCACAGGAGTAGGTGCTACGGGCGTAATTGGTTTAACAGGAAATACCGGTGCCACAGGCCCAACAGGATCAACCGGTGCAACTGGATTAACTGGTGCCACAGGAGTAGGTGCCACAGGTGTAACAGGAAACATAGGTGCGACAGGTGTAATTGGAACAACAGGTGCAACCGGCCCAATAGGTGTAACAGGAAATACCGGTGCAACTGGATTAGTAGGTTCAACAGGCTCTACTGGACCAATAGGTTCTACAGGTGCTACAGGACCTGAAGGCGCTACTGGTGCTTCAGGTGTTCACGGTGATAGATACCATACAACATCAAATACAACATTAACATTAACTGACTATGTTATTGGAAATTTATTAATCCTTACAACAAATGATTTATATTTGGACTATAGTTCTCAACAAACTATAATTGTCGTTTCAAATGTTGATGTTGATGACCACATTCACGGCACAGTTTATTCTTATGAACAGAGTAATGGTTATTTGGTATTATCAGTAACCAATACAGCGAATGCAACAAATGTCCAGTATAGTTCTTGGACAGTTAATTTAGATGGTGCTGTTGGTATTGCTGGTGCAACGGGAGCCACAGGACCAATTGGTGCAACTGGTTCAACGGGGCCAATAGGTTCTACCGGATCAACCGGCTCAATTGGTTCGACTGGTACAACTGGTGTAACTGGTTCGACAGGACCAATTGGTGCAACTGGTTCAACGGGGCCAATAGGTTCTACAGGTGCGACAGGATCACAAGGAGCTACTGGTGCGACAGGTTACATGGGTGTTGATGGATCTACTGGCTCTACAGGACCAGAGGGAGCTACTGGCGCAACAGGTTTAACAGGATTAACAGGAAATACAGGATCAACTGGTGCAACTGGACCAAAAGGAGATCCAGGTGCAAATGGTATCTCAAACGGCACATTTAGAACATTGAAAGTTAATGGTCAAAGTGATTTAGTTGCTGTTGGTGAAGATATTATACAATTAGTTGCTGGAGATGATGTTATACTGAGAATTAATGCTAATACAAATCCAAAGCAATTAATTATTTCTACAAAAAGAATACGGCAGATAGATATAGATGGTGGTTCAGCAATTTCAGTTTTCAGTCCGTCAGACATGATGGATATAGAAGGTGGTTCTGCAATTTCTGTTTATAGCCTATTAGACATAATTGACGGAGGAGCAGGAAATACTGTTTTTTCATCATCAGATTTAATTTATAACGGAGGCACAGCTTAAAATGGCTAGCAAAATACAAGTAAGACGGGATTCATCTAACAACTGGACAAGTACAAATCCTACTTTGTCGCAAGGCGAACCTGGCTATGAAATAGACACAAATAAAATAAAATATGGTGACGGAACAACTGCTTGGAACAGCCTCGCATACACTACAGGAGCTGGATCTGGTGCGACTGGTGCTACTGGATTAACAGGCAATACTGGAACTACAGGCGCAACAGGACCTCAAGGTATTAGTGGTTTTCAGGGACAAGAAGGATCGACAGGTGCAACTGGTGTTATTGGACCAACGGGTGCCACAGGTATAACCGGTGCAACTGGCCAAACAGGATTAACAGGTAATGTTGGTTCTACAGGTATTGATGGTGCAACTGGTGCAACAGGACCTGTTGGTGCAACCGGCGCTACTGGTGCTACGGGCTTGCAAGGTGTTCATGGATCAACTGGCGCTACTGGTGTAACAGGAAATACCGGTTCAACAGGACCAATTGGTTCTACTGGTGCAACAGGACCACAAGGTGCTACTGGTTCCACAGGACCAATTGGTTCTACTGGTGCTTCTGGTGCTGATGGTGACCGTTATCACACAACATCGACAACCACACTAACTTTATCAAATTACAATTTAGGTGATTCACTAACACTTACAACAACGGATTTAAACTTAGATTATAGCTCACAACAAACAGTAATCGTTGTTTCTGTTGCTGATGTTGATAATCATATTCACGGTGCAGTTCATTCATACAATGGTTCAAATGGACAATTAATTTTAACTGTAACAGATATTGCTAACGTAACAAGCACACAGTATAGTTCATGGACAGTTAATTTAAATGGTGCTGTTGGTATTCAAGGTGCAACAGGAGCTACTGGTGTAACAGGTAATACTGGTTCTACAGGCCCAATTGGTTCAACTGGTGCTACGGGTATTCAAGGTGTTACTGGCTCTACAGGACCTGTTGGTGCAACCGGTTCTACTGGACCACAAGGATCAACTGGATTCCAAGGATTAGAAGGATCAACAGGTTCTACTGGCCCCGTTGGTGCAACAGGTGCAACAGGAATTCAAGGTGCAACAGGTTCAACTGGACCACAAGGTTCGACAGGCTTAACAGGAGATACTGGATCCACAGGATTACAAGGCTCAACGGGTGCTGTTGGTTCTACTGGTTCTACTGGACCAACAGGAAATACCGGTTCAACAGGACTAGTTGGTTCCACAGGATCTACAGGTATTCAAGGCGATACTGGATCTACTGGTGCCACAGGTATTCAAGGACCTGTTGGTGCAACAGGAGCTACTGGTGTAACAGGTAATACCGGTTCTACAGGACCTATTGGTACAACAGGCGCAACAGGCATTCAAGGACCTAATGGCGCAACTGGTGCTACAGGTATTCAAGGTGATACTGGTTCTACCGGTTCAACAGGTCCAGTTGGTACAACAGGAGCTACAGGAATTGAAGGACCTGTTGGTGCAACAGGAGCTACTGGTGTAACAGGTAATACTGGTTCAACAGGTCCAGTTGGCACAACAGGCGCAACCGGCCAAACTGGATTAGGTTTTACAATTGCAAAAACATATTCAAATGTTGCTTCTTTATTGGCTGATACATCACCAACAGGAATTGCAAATGGACAATTTGCTATAATCGATACAGGTAATGTTGAGGATCCTGAAAGTTCAAGATTATATTTGTGGGATGGTGTAACATACACATATGTAATTGATTTATCTGGTGCTGCTGGTATTCAAGGAGAAATTGGTGCAACTGGTCCAATAGGATCAACAGGTCCAACAGGAAATACCGGTTCAACAGGACCAATAGGATTAACAGGTTCTACTGGTCCAACAGGTAATACTGGTTCAACAGGTCCAGTTGGTACAACAGGCGCAACAGGTATTCAAGGTGATACTGGCTCCACAGGACCTGAAGGTTCTACTGGTGCCACAGGTATTCAAGGACCTAATGGTGTAACAGGTAATACTGGTTCAACAGGTCCAGTTGGTACAACAGGAGCTACAGGAATTGAAGGACCTAATGGTGCAACAGGAGCTACTGGTGTAACAGGTAATACTGGCTCTACGGGTCCAGCGGGCACAACAGATTATAATAATTTACTCAATACTCCGACAATTAATTTGCCACGATTTGAATACCATGTGGCTCAAAATGGAAACGATACTACAGGTGACGGATCATTATTAAATCCTTGGTCGACTATTGGCAAAGCTTTAATTGCAAGTGCAAATGATACTAGCAAAATTATACTTCATGCGGGATCATATACTGAAGATATTAATGTGAATAATTTATTTGCTACAACTTTCACTAGTTTTGATGCTGGTGGTCTTGGAGCTTCAACACCATCAATTGATGGCAATGTGATTGTTAGTGGAACTAGTTCTTCAATTGCATTTAAAAATGTAGGAATAAGGCGTGGTCTCACACACAGTGCAAGTGGTTCTCTTTTCTTGACTGATTTAACTTTAGGAGAGAGCAATTATCTGGCAACATTTAATAAATCTGGCTCAGGTTTTCTTAGTGTTCAAGATTGTAATATGGCAGTTATTGTAGGAGGTAATTTACCGAATGTTAACATTACGGGATCAGGCGTTTCATTATTTAATAATACTCAATTTGCATCTTTAACAGCAAATAACGCTTCTGCACAAATAAGTTTGGTAAATGGGTGTACCACCTATTCAGTAACATTAACTACAGGAACTTTAAATATTTTTGACGGCATAATGTATACTTTGGCTCCTAGTGCTAATGCAATCACTGCTACAGGAGGCACATTGCAATTAAGAAATAGTTTATTAGTTAATCCTGCTAATATGTCGCCTGCAAAAATTAATTTGGCTTGGCCAACTGTTTTTGCATATGATGATATATTTTTTGACAGAACAAATAGTGTTCTTGGTATTAGTGCTAATACTGTTGTTGATTTTCAAAATGTAAGATTGTTTAACAGTTTAAGTGCTAATACAATATCTGCAAATACAATTACTATTTCAAGTTTTATAGGATATCCTGTTTATACTTCAGCAAATTTAATATCTATTACCGGTAGCGTAGGTTCAACCGTTGCTCTTAATACCGGTAAATTGGCATATTGGGATGTTGCAAATACAAGATGGAGTTATGTGTCGGATGATTCAGCAGTATAATAGGAAAATAAATGCCATTAAAACAAAGTGAACTTGCAAATAGTGGATTGGGCCGAGGTGCCACGGGGCCATTAGGTTCTACTGGTGCTACAGGTATTCAAGGACCATTAGGTTCTACTGGTGCTACTGGTGTAATAGGAACAACAGGTGCTACAGGACCAATAGGACCAATTGGCACAACCGGCGCTACAGGTGTCATAGGTACGACTGGCGCTACAGGCCCCCAAGGACCATTAGGTTCTACTGGTGCTACAGGACTCGTTGGTTCAACAGGACCATTTGCAAATACTACAGCCACATTAAATATTACTGGAATAGCAGTTGCAAATACATATTATTTTACTAATTACTCTCCAAGAAATTTAACAGTACAATATCTATCAGCAAGAATTGTTAATGGATCAGGAAGTGCAACAGTTACCGCATTCAATGGATCAAGTTTTGTTGGTGGTTTATTGAATATTCCTGTTTCAACTTTAGGTGTTTTTCAACCTGTTCAGGTTGGAGTTAATGATGTGGCCAACACAGGAAATGCTTTGTACATTTCAGTTCAATCATTAAATTTACAAACAGCAAATACTGTTTTAGTGGTAACATTAGGTTTTTCTTAATATAATGGTAGAATTACTTTTTACTGCAAATACAAGCTGGACAGTTCCTCCTGATTGGACAAATGAAAATATCTTTGAACTTTATGGTGGTGGAGGTGGAGCCACGGGTATTTACTACTTTGGAAATACATCCGGTTTTTCAGGATCAAATTCTGGTTTTGCAGGAGGTTATAATTTTATATACAATGTTAGTACTCTTAAACCTGGTGATGTTGTAGGAATTATAGTTGGTCGACAAGGTGCCGGCGGTGTTGGTACAGGCCGATTAATTACAGAGGTTATCGATAATGGCCGAACACGAATAAATCGCTTTTTAAACTTTAATTTTGTTGGTCGGGCAGGGACGGACACCAGAGTTTTAGGGAACATTATTAATGGCAGCGAAATAAAAGCTACGGGAGGTGGACCAGGAGTCGTTAGTTATCCAGCTTTCCCCAGTGGGTTTATAAATTATCCTGGCCCCAATCAACCTGGAACTCCATTACGCCTTTGGGTTAGTGGTGCCAGCCCTTATGTTAATCGGTACACTCGTTATCCACCAATTAGTGATGGATTATTGGTTAAACGTGATTCCATTTTTGGAGCAGGAGGTATAAATCAAGATGTACAAAATGATAGATTTGTTCAGCAAGCTGGCCAACCCGGCGTAGTTGCAATTTCATATATATCACGAACAACACATTCACCTTGTGTATGGATATCATAATCCCAAAATTTCGATTTTTTGAATTCCGGCCCAAGAATTTTTTTCAGCGCTTTCAAAGTTTCAAAAAGCGCATTTACTCCAAGAAGCGTAATAAATAAAAGATGACAAACCTAACAAAGATATACTCCGACATTGATTTTACCTTTACCAAAAAGCCGGTAATTGGTGATGTTGCTCTTAGCTACGATGATTTGGCGGTTATTCGTTCAATCCGTAATCTATTATTAACCAAACATTATGAACGACCTTTCAATCCTGACATTGGATCTAATATTGATGCGATACTATTTGAACCAATTTCACCGGTAACGGCAACGAGTTTGGAGAAAGAGGTTGAGTTAATTATTAAGAACTACGAAAAAAGAGCAAAGTTAAAAGAAATAATCATTGTGCCATATCCTGACAGAAATGCTTACGATATTACAATTAGTTTCTACATTGAAAATGCAACACTACCAACATCAGTAACATTACTTCTAGAGAGAAATAGATAAAATGGCTGGAAATAAATCCAATATTCAGATTACCGATTTAGATTTTAATACAATTAAAACTAATCTTAAAAAGTTTTTGCAATCACAAAACACATTACAAGATTATAACTATGAAGGATCTGCACTCTCTACATTATTGGATATTCTTTCTTATAACACACAATATAATGCTTATTATTTAAATATGGTTGCCAATGAGATGTTTTTGGATTCAGCATTACAGAGGTCGTCTGTTGTTTCTCATGCAAAACTATTAAATTACACACCAAAATCGGCATCAGCACCGTCAGCCACTATTGATATCACTTTTAATCAAGTAACCGATTCTTCTTTAACACTACCAAAATTTACTTCGTTTATGTCCGAAGCGATTGATGGTGTGAATTATAAATTTGTAACAGTTAATTCAACTACATTAAATACAAATACCACATCTAATTCGGTTACATTTTCAAACCTAATAATTAAACAAGGTGAACCAATTACCTTGAATTACAGTTATGATTCTGCGGCAAATCCAACAGCTATATTTGATTTACCAGATACAAACGCTGATACAACAACATTAACAGTAACGGTACAACAGAGTGGTTCAAATACTGCCTACGAAATTTATACTTTGGCTTCAGATTATTTAAGTTTGGATTCAACATCGAGTGTGTATTTTTTACAAGAAGGTATCAATGATTACTATCAGATATATTTTGGTGATGGAATATTAGGAAAATCAATCACCGATGGTAACATTGTAACAGTTTCATATATTGTAACCAATGGCACAAGTTCAACTGGTGCCAACAATTTTGTATTGATGGATGCTGTTTCTGGATATTCCAACACCACAATAACACCCATCACATCCACAACACAAGGTTCCGAAAAAGAAACCATCGAATCAATTAAATACACGGCACCCAAATCATACTCTGCTCAAGGTCGTGCCGTTACAAAAGAAGATTACATTTATTTGATACAAAATAATGCTGGTGTTTTTCCGGTAGATGCTGTTAACGTTTGGGGTGGAGAAGAAAATGATCCTCCTGTTTATGGTACTATTTTTATTGCCGTAAAACCAAAAGGTGGATATATTTTAACACAAACACAAAAGAATATTATTGAAGAAAGAATTATTAAACCTATTTCTGTGTTAACAATTAAACCAAAAATTATAGACGTTGATTACACTTATTTAAAAATTATATCAAACATATATTACAATCCAAAATTAACAGCATTAACTTCCGATCAATTAAAAACACAAGTGTTTAATTCTATTCAGAACTTTGCAACCAACACATTAAATAAGTTTAATTCAACATTTCAATTGTCATCGTTAATAACCGCAGTACAATCTGTTAATCAATCATTTATAACCAACGATGCATCATTGGTATTACAAAAAAGGTTTGCACCAAATTTACTTAATTCAACATCATATACATTTAATTTTGGTACGGCACTAAAAAAAGATATTTTTTCAAAAAGTATTAACATTAGTCCTACTTTTCAAGTAATTGATACAAAAAATAATAACACAGTTAGAACTGCATACTTGGAAGAAACGCCATCAGGAACAACTTTTTTAGATTCTATAACTATTATTAATCCAGGATTTGGTTACACATCCAATCCAATAGTAACAATTGTAGGTGATGGTACAGGTGCAACAGCGAGAGCAACTGTCGTGAACGGACAAGTCAATAACATTACGATAACAAATCCTGGAATTGATTACACACAAGCTTTAGTTGAAATTACTTCGGCTGATGGTAACGGAACTATGTGTTCAGCTTTGGCTGTTTTAGCTGGTAACAGAGGAACATTAAGAACATATTATTATAATGAAGGTGTTAAAACAATTCTAAATGTTAATGCTGGCACAGTAAATTATCAAACTGGCGTGGTTACATTAACTGATTTTAATCCGTCACAGATTGATAATCCTTTAGGTATATTAACTGTACAAGCAATACCAAATTCAACAATTATTTCTTCCGATAAAGATAAGATTATCACATTAGATAATACTGATCAATCAGCAATTGAAATAAATATTACAGCAAGTAATTAATAAATGATTTTAGATAATCACAAGACATCATTACAAATTATTAAACAACTTCCTGAATTTATTCAGGACGATTCAAGCTATCAAAATTTTGTTTCTTTTGTTGAAGCATATTATCAATGGATGGAAACAACTCAAAGTGCAAATGCATCAAACACCATTGCTACTTCAACTGATCAAGGTGTAACACATGCGTCAAAGAATTTATTAAATTATTCAAATGTTGACAATACACTAGATGAATTTGTTGATTATTTTATTAATGATTTTCTTCCTTACATACCAAAAGATGCTTTAGCGGATAAAAGAAAATTATTAAAAATATCAAAAGAATTATACAACACCAAAGGAACAGAAAACTCTTATAAGTTTTTGTTCAGAGCTTTATATAACTCAAGTGCCGAAATATTCAACACATCTGATACAGTTTTAAAAGCTTCAGATGGTAAGTGGGTTATTACAAAATCTTTAAGAATAGATTCTTTAAATCCAAATTGGCTTTTGATTAATAATTTAAGAATATTTGGAGAAACGACCAAATCATATGCAACCATTGATTACTCAAGCGTAACTGGTTCTAAAACTGAAGTTTTTATTTCAAACATACAACGATTATTTAATTCTGGAGAATTTGTTCGTGTAGTTGACAACAACAATTCAGATGTTTATTTCCTTAATGGTGAAGTTTATGTTCAAAACCAAGGAGTAAATATACCAACAAATGCTGTAATATTAAGAGGTAAAATTATTGGTGTCATTTCATCAATTAGAATAAACTCCAGAGAACGTGGTCAATTTTATGAGCCAGGTGATCCGGTTATTATTTCTGGTGGTTTAAATCCTGATGTTGTTGATCCCGTTGGTGCAGAAGCTTTTGTTGGTCAAACAACCAGAGGTAGTATTTCATCTATAGTTGTTACTGATGGATCAAATGGTTATCAATTGCCTCCTAATTCAACTGTTAATTTTTTAGGAACGGCAGACGCTGTAGCACGAGCCGAAATTAATTTATTAGACAGTGAAAAGTTAACAAATGTTGCTTTTGTTATCAACAATTCTTTAGGCATAGCTTCAAATATAGTAATTGGTAACACAACTTTTGCACAAACTTACAATACATTTGCAAACCCAGGTGTAACCAACACAAATTCTAGATTGATAGATGCATTTACCTTTACTTCTTTTACTGTTGGACCAATAGGTTCCATTAAAATTACAAATCAAGGTGCAGGATACACCAAAACACCAAACGTTGCGGTGACTTCATTATATTCTACTGATATAGGACAAAGTGATTTAAAAAATCTTGGCATATTACAACCCATTTCAATACAAAATGGTGGTACTGGTTACGGAAACAATGACACAATTAGTATTGTGGGTGGTTTAGGTTCAGGAGCCTTTGCAAACGTAGTGGTCAACGCAGCAGGAGCAATTGTTAAAGTACCATATGTTTTTTCTGAAGGCAACACAAACGTAACTTACTCATTGGGAGGTTTTGGATATACACTCTCTGATTTGCCAAGTGTAATAATTAATAGTGAATATGGATCAAACGCAAGTCTTGTTATTCCAGGAATTATGGGAGATGGTGCAATTTTATCTCCAACAACAGACCGTATTGGCCAAATTTCAACTATTAATATTACTAATCCCGGTGAAGATTACACATCTGCACCAAAGGTGTATTTAAATGTGCAAGATATTGCTATAAGCAACGTGTCAGGAACAAATTCAATTGTTTCAGGTGATATTATCTATCAAGGCAATACGTATCTATCTGCAACATATTCTGCAAACGTTTATTCTTTCACTAGAACCTCATTTGATCCAGCAGGAAACACACAAAATGATATCTACAGATTAAGGGCCTATGATTATTCAGGAAATTATAATGATGCATTAAATTTAAATGTAGATAGGGAAGATGGTAATATAACAACACAGTTGAGTTTTAAACCTGAACCAGTATTAATCAATAAAGCTGGTGTGAGTACCAGTATGATTAAATATGGTGATGGTAACGCCAGAGCTAACGCATCATTTTTAAATGGACTAATTGTTGGTCAAGGAGTGTATTTAAATGAAGATGGCCAGCCTTCTTCACTAGGTCTAGTGTTACAAAGCTTAGATTATAACAACTACACATATGTTCTATCAGTAGAAAAAGCTTTAAAATCGTATAAAGATTTAATTTTAAACCTTCTACATCCCGCTGGTTCAAAACTTATTGGTAGAAATTTACTAAGAAGTTCCAATTCTTTTAATCTTGGAACAGAAACAGGACACCAAAAAGGTTATACTTTAGAATATGTGGCTGGCGGAGCAGCTTACTTGACCTTAGAAGTTAACACAGCCACAGATATAATTAGCACTAACATTATCAAAGTCAACAATGTTATATCTGGTAACATTGGCAATACTATATTCGCTAACGATTATATAAAATTTGATTCCAGTAATAATGTAAAGGTGTATTCTTTAATTACTGACGTTGATTATGTAAATAACAAATTGACAATCGATGACAATGTATTTTTAACTTTTGCAAATGTGGGCTTTGGATATGCAAATGCCTCCTCAAACGTCATAAATATAACATCAGTTACGGGCCAATACGATGGTAATTTTGACAGACCCACACCAGCCAATAACATTATATACGTTGGAGATAGTGTTTCGTTAAACGGTGGACCATATTATACAGTCACCAGAGTATTCGCCAACGGTAATATATCGGTGGCCAACAGTTCATTTGGGCCATCAGGTAATTCTAGAATCACAGTAAACAAGAATGCTAATACACAAACCGCATTCATATATGGTCAAGTATTTGTATATGATTATCCATTATTAGCAACAGAAGCCAACAATGAAATCATCACAGAACAAGGAACTTATCTAATCATAGGGTAAAAAATGGCAACAGTAAAAATATCACAACTACCAGTTTTATCACAGTTATCGGCTAACAACGCCAACACAGTATTTGTGGTGGTGGATAGGACCACCAATACAACTTCACAGTTTTCTACCACGGTTCTGGCTCAAGGCTTATATGCCAATAATATTTTAAATGTTGGTACTGCAAACACCGGTCTTTTACTTCCAAATTCTGTAGCACAATTTATTAGTAACACTGCAATCTTCTCACAAGTCAACTTTCAAAACCTTAACCCAAAAGGTTCTGGTGACATCGTAATTACGGCCGACAACGGAGATAATTCAAATAATTATTTGGATTTGGGTGTTCAAGGTTCAAATATGGATGCTGATCCTTTATTTGACCTACCCAATAATGATGGTTATTTGTATATGCATGGCAAAGGCAATCAAAAGTATGGTAATTTATGGATTGGTACAGCGATTGCAAATACTGATTTAGTTTTTTTTACTGGTGCTCATAAACAAGCCAATGAAGTTGCAAGAATTGAAGATGGTGTTGGTCTATCTTTAAAAATGCCTATCAAGTTTGCTGATAACACCATACAAAACACGGCAGCGGTCACAGCAGCACATTCACAAGTCATTTTTAATGAAGCGAACTCATCATACAATTTTGCCATTAATGTAAACACTTATGCTGCAGCAATCTATGCACAGTCCAATACACAAAGTAATAGTATAACAGTAATGCAAGGTGTTAATACAACACAGAATACCAACATCACAACTGCCAACAACCAAGCTTGGGCAGCTTTTGATGCTGCAAATACAAACTCTAGCAATATTTCTATACTACAGGCAGTTAACACAACACAGAACACCAACATCACTACAGCAAACAATCATGCTTGGGCTGCATTTAATAAAGCAAACAATGCTTTAGCCAATACAACAGGTATATTTGGTGGTACACTGACCATTACTGGTGATTTGGTGTTTGATGGCAGCCAAACTATTTCAGCAACTGATGATCTTTATATTGGTTCAAACGCTGGTATACAAATACAAACTGACAATGGCGGAACTCAGAAACAATTTCAATTTGGAACGGATGGAAATTTAACTGTTCCAAATTATATTGTATTCCCGGACAATACTGAAATTGGATATAATCCTTCTGCAAGTCCAACTTCTTTCATGGTTTCGACAGCAAACACATTGACATTGGAAGCAAATACATACACTTGGAGTTTTGGCCAAAATGGTACTACAACATTCCCAACCAATATAACTATTAATTACAGCGGAAACGATGTTCAGTTTCCTAGATTAATTGCAGACTCAGGAAAAGCTTTTAGTGTTCAAGGGCAAGGTGCTAATGGTTCTGCGGCATTGGCCTGGAGTGTGGATCATGATGCGGACACTAAGTATGCGGCCGTAGGGGTCAGCCAAGGTGGTGGAGACAATCTTGCCAAAGTGATCTTAACGGCAGGCAATACAACCCCCACATTAAAAGTTTGGACATTTAATGAAAATGGAATTCTGACAACACCAGGAAATGTAGATGTGGTTGGTAATTTAACTACTAATGGTACTATTGTTTTAGCCAATTCAAACTTCTCAACAACAGAAGCAGCCTTTAGAATCACAGCATCAGGAAGTTCACAAACTCCAACACAAGCTGGCACATTAATGCAACTGACTAGCAAAGCAAACACACCAGCTAGAGTGTTGATTGATTCTTTTGGAGCATCAAATACAGCATATCCTATTATTGCTGGTAGAGCCGCCAGAGGTACAGTAAATGCACCAACAGCGACACAGAACAATGATATACTGTTGCGTATTGCTGGTAACTCATATGGTACTACAGGATATGCACCATTTGGTGATGCAAGAATTGATTTTGTTGCTTCTGAAAATCATTCAGACACAAATCGTGGTTCTAGAATAAGATTCTGGAATACACCAACAGGTTCAAATGTTGTTAATGAAATTGCTTCATTCAATGCTGAGTCTGTTGAATTTACTGGTACCGTGGCACCACAAAAAGGATTCATTTATTCACCTACTATTTTAGTTGGCAATCAAACTGCATTTACAATTAATTTTTCAACAACATCATTAATTAAAGCTACACTTACTGCAGATTGTACCATATCACTTTCAAATTATGTACCAGGTAAAGTCGTTGAAGTTTGGTTGACGAATGTTGGCGGACCAGCAAGAACAGTTACACACGGATGCGCAGCACAGAATTCAACTGACAATTCAACAACATTTACTATAGCATCAACGGCTTCTGCCTACCTAAGATACTTCAGTATTGATGGTGACAATGCAAATACTTTTGTAGCAATCTCATACGCTTAATAAATAAATCATGGCAAATTTTACAGCAAACTCATCTCAACTCATATACGGCAGTAAAATATATGAGGTACTACAATATTATTATGCTCCTGCAACCACTTCTAATGCCACAAACACATTACAGAATGCTTTATATGCGTTTATTGGCCAAGTGGATCCATGGACAGATGAAGAAGAACCACCCACACCAACACAAGATCAATATTCTTTAAAACAAGTATTCAAAAATATTATTGCTGCCAAAAAGGTAACATCATCTGATATTTCTCCGGTAATACCGAGGCGAGATTGGAAAACTGGTGTAGTATATGATGAATATTCCGATACAGAGGATATGTTTACGGTTGATGCAAATGGTATACTAACAAAAAATTTCTATGTACGAAATCGTTTTGATCAGGTGTTCAAATGTTTAGGAAATGCTAACGGATCACAATCGACTATTGAACCTGAGTTTTTACCTGGTACATTTGACAAATCATTCTTGGTAAAAACAGCAGATGGTTATAAGTGGAAATTTTTATATACGATTAATATTGGCCAAAAACAAAAATTCTTAGATACAAACTGGATGCCTGTGGTTGGAATTGGACAAAACATTCCAAATCCAGTTGAAACATTTGCCACACATGGTGATGTTTCAGTTATTAACATCACGAATACTGGTCGTGGTTATTTTTCTGGTGGTGTAAAAATTACCATTAATGGTGATGGCCAATTTGCAAATGCTACGGCTAGTGTTAATGCAGCTGGCTATATAACCGATATTGTTATGGCAAATACTGGACAAGGCTACACTTATGCTGAAACGGTAATAACAACGGAGGCAGGTTATCCTACACCTAATGTAGTTGCTACTGCGAGTAGTCCTGTATCGCCAATAGGAGGTCACGGATTCGATCCTATATCAGAGTTAGGATGTAATCATGTTATGACGGCTTTAGAATTTAATGGTAGTGAAGGTGGATTAATACCAACCGATATTACCTACAGGCAATTAGGTATGATATTGGATCCCTATTCAAAAAGTAATCAAGGAAAACTTATACCATATGCAACTGAAACTGTGTATGACGTAACGACAAGTATTCTCGTTTCTTCCGGATTAGGATCATATACTAGTGGTCAAGTGGTATATCAAGGACCATCTTTGGCACGAGCAACCTTTCAAGCAAAAGTTGTTAGTTTTAATCCAGCAACCAATATATTAAAGGTCATAAATACAACAGGAACACCGATTACAAATGAAGTTCTCATACAAGAAAGTGGAACAACATCAGTTCAGTCTATTATTAGGACGTTACTACAAGTAACTGATCCTGATTTTATCATATATTCTGGATATATCACTTATATAGAAAATAGAACAGGAGTTGAACGTAGTGGAGATGCTACTGAACAATTCCGTGTTGTGTTAAGATTTTAATGGAAAGAAAAAATGGCACTTAATTTTAACGTAGATCCGTATTATGATGATTTTGATGTAACTAAAAACTACCATCGAATTCTTTTTAAACCAGGATATTCTGTTCAGGCTCGTGAACTAACACAATCTCAGACCATTCTACAAAATCAAATCACAAGTTTTGCTGATGCAATCTTTGCTCAGAACACTCCTGTTTCTGGTGGTAAAGTAACGGTCAACCAAAATGTTTATTTTATAAAGTTAAATTCAACCACTCCAGCTGGACTAAGCACAATAGCGGCAACGTTTGAAAACGGAACAATTTATAGCCAAGATGGTTCGGTTGTTGCAAAGGTAATTGCTTTTGCAGAAGCCACATCAACTTCTATTGGAGTTGATGGTGATCCACCAACGTTGATGGTAACATATATCACTGGCAATAAATTTGCTAGCGGTGATACCATCTATTTGGACGGATCAAATTACGTTGCAACTATTATCACATCATCTGTTGGTAATGAAGCTACAGGAAAAGGATCAATTGCTTCTATAACAAGAGGTATTTTTTATGTAAAAGGTAATTTTGTAACCGCATCGGAAGATACAGTTATTCTTTCCAAGTACAACGAAAATCCTTCTTTAAGAGTAGGTTTAAATGCCACAGAAACAATTGTTGACTCCAATGATGATACCACTTTACTGGATCCAGCATTAAGTGCTACAAATTACCAAGCACCTGGAGCTGATCGTTACTTTATTAGTTTAACTCTAGAAACTCGCACCTTAACATTAGGTGATGATGATAATTTTATAGAATTAGTTCGCCTTGCTGAAGGAACCATACAAAAACAAGTTGATGGAACCGTATACTCCGTTATCGATGATTATTTTGCTAAAAGAACAAATGATACTAACGGTGATTTTATTGTTAGTGATTATACTTTAACTCCTAAAGCAAACACTATTAATTCTAGTAAATATGATATTGGAATTTCAAAAGGTGTTTCTTATGTTCGTGGTTATAGGTTAGAGAATCAAAGTCCTGTATCATTAACGAACGACCGAGCAAGAACTCAAGATAGTGTATTAAATAATCCAACATTTATTGATTATGGAAATTATTTCTTTGTCAATTCATCCAATGGTGTATTTGATGTAACTACTTTACCTCCTGTTGATTTTCATACGGTAGATAAAACAAGTATCTCTTTGACAAATGAAAATTCATACAACTCAACTAAAGCAGCCACAGGATATATTAGGAATATGGTTTATTCCAGTACATCCAATACAGCAAACGGATCAGCTTACATTTATAAAGCGTATGTTTTTGGAATTCAAAACCAAACCTTAACGGCTAATGTGGCCACCGGTTCAGCAAACAATTCTTACATAACATTACCAAGCACAAATCAATTTTCAAATGTGGCAAATGCTTACTATAATGTAACTGTAAGTATTGATAAAGGTACTTCTGCTGGAGATTTTCGTGTAATTACCAGTTATGATGCAGCTGCTAAAATTGCTTATGTTGATAGACCTTTCACGGTTGCACCAACCACTTCTTCTCAATTTACATTAAGGTTTGATGTAACTGATATAGAAACAATTATTAAAGCAACAGCAGGAACACCGTATGTTGTTACAGCAAATGCAACAATTGATACATCAAGCAAACAAACAAATGATGTTCTTGCTGATACTGTTCTTCAAAACCCGAATGCGCCTGAGTTATTGTTTAACTTAGGTAATCAATATGTAAGTTATGCAAACAACACTTCATACTTAACAACACAGGTGTTTAGAAACGTTGCGTTTGGTATTTCTGGTGGAAACATTGTTGCAACATTAACTTTTGGTTCTGCACCTGTTTCTACTCTTTCTTTCTTAGGATCAGGATCATTATCAGCCGATGCTGTTTCACAAAATTTCCAAATCATTGTAACAAATCCTGGTTCAAATGCAGGTTTAAGAGCTGGTCAAACACTTCCTTGGAACATTTTATCTAGAACGTGTTCGATTACTGGTGCAGGTTCTACGGCCACATTTACAACACCATCCAGTGATTTGACATCGTTCACAGCAACAATTATTGCAAAGTCTTTTGTAAAAGCAGGTAACGATACAAGTTATATTATTAAAGCCAAAAATTTAGTAACAGGTAATACAACCGGCGTTAATCTTTCCGGAACATCCGTTAACAGTTATAATTATGTTGATACAACACAAGGTCAAGTGTACATTACTTGGCAAGGACTGGTTAATCCAGGGTCTCCACAAAAATTGTACATTACGGATGTAAAACGAATTGTAAAAATCATTGATACAAAATCTCAAGCAACATTCCCAACAAATGCAATGTTGTCCGATCCTTCTTATGATATTACCAATAGATTTACTTTTGATAATGGTCAAAGAGATTCACATTATGATTTTGCCACAATTACTTTAGGTGTAGGTCAGCCTGCAATCAAAGGCAACCTACTTGTAATTTTGGATTACTATGCAACAACTGGTGGTGATGGATATTATAGTGTAATGTCCTACTTGGCACCAATTTCTTCTTCGCCTGAAGATTATGCTGAAATTCCATCTTACACAAGTTCAACTGGTAATCCATATCAATTAAGAGATTGTTTAGACTTTAGGCCATCTTTAATTAATGCTCAACCTAATTTTACAATTAGAGCGAGTGCATCCGGATCAGGTGCTTTAGGTGCTTATATACCCGTTGACCTTTCAATATTTGAATCCAATTATGGTTATTACTTGAGTAGAAAAGATAAGCTTATTTTAAGTAAAGATAGGTCTTTTGAAATTATTCAAGGCACTCCTTCATCAAATCCAATTTCACCTGGTGAACCAGATGGTGCACTGGTTATTGCAAACTTAACTCATGATCCATATACAGCTTATATTCCAGGTGAAGTAACAGGAGAATTACCAAACCTTTCAATTGAAAGAGTAAAACATAAACGCTGGCAAATGAGAGATATCTCCGATTTGGAAAGCAGAGTTAATAATATTGAATACTATACGGCCCTAAACACTTTAGAAAAGGGTGCTGCATCTTTACAAATTGCTGATGGTAATGGTTTAAATCGATTCAAAAATGGTATATTGGTGGACGATTTTTCTAGTTATGCTGCATCTGATATTTCCAATACCGACTATTTGGTTTCTGTTAATCGCAGAACAAAACAAATGACAGCATCACAAGTCGTTAAAAATTTCCCATTACAATCACTATCATTGATATACAATATGGGTCAATTGGATTCCACCAGTGCAAATAATTTAGGTTACAAAATTACCACTGCTGGAAAATCCAATTTCTTTACGTTATCTTATACAACATCCAATGTTATTACTCAACAGATTGCTTCTCGTACAGTTAATTTAAATCCATTTGCTGTATCATTGAATTCGGGTATAATGGATTTAACTCCTCCAATGGACAATTGGGTTGATACCGAAAAAGCTCCTGATTTATTAATTGTTGATCCAAATTTACAAGTATATCGTGCAAGTGATCAGGTTAATGTGTTGCAAGTAGGTGATTGGAAAACAACAGTAGCCACCACCACAGATAATGTAATTGCTGCTGGAAGAAACTGGAGAGTAAATCAGGTTACAACTTACACAGAGCAACAACAAAAAACTGTATTAGGTAAATATGATAAGTTGAACTCCAGTTATCTTGAAACATCTGGATACATTACCGATGTTAGTATTCTGCCTTATATTCGCCAACAATTTTTACAATTCAATACTTATGGCATGTTGGTTAACACCGATGTGCAAGCATATTTTGATGGTATTTTAGTTGACAAATATATCCGTAGACCAAATATTATAGAATTAACAAACGTTGGTGGATCATTTGTTGACGGAGATATTATTGGTGTATTTGCTGGTGGCAACTTTACACCTTATGCCAAAATAGTTTCTTATTATGTTAATCCACAAAACTCAAATGTTCGGTTATATGTTACAAATTTAGAGGGAGTTACATTTACATCTGGTGTAACATTACAAACTGCTAAATTTAATACGGCTGGACAATATCAATCATCTACTGCTAGTGGTAGAATTTCTTCATATACCAGTGTATCTGGCAGATTAAGAAGTGTAAACTCAACAACATCAATTCAGTTGTCGGACACAGCATCAAGCACAGATACTTACACCGGTAAAACTTTATATGTTATTAGTGGCCGTGGCGCAGGACAATCGGCTCTAATTAGTGCATACAATACAACCACCAAAACAGTAACTTTGGCAACAGGAATTAGTACAGTTACAAATGACATCTACTCTATTGGAAAATTAACAACAAATGAAGTTGGAATGTTATCTGGTATTTTTGCTGTGCCCGGTTCTACATTCAATACAGGTCAAAGAACTTTTAGAGTAGACAATCGAATTGCTGGTAATATAGGTACAGAAACAACATTCTCTGAAGCTACATTCCATGCTTCTGGTTTACAAACAACCAAACAAGGTGTAAATTATGCTTCTTCAATCGATTCAGCAAAAAATACATTTACACAAACACAAACAAAAACAAATGTAAGCAGTTACAATTATACAACGGTATGGGATCCAGTAGCACAAACATTTATTATCGACAAAGATAATTATCCAAACGGTTGTTTTATAGATTCAATTAAAGTTTTCTTTGCCACTAAACCTTCTACTGGATATGCACCTGTAACAATATCAATTGTAGGTACAGTTAATGGATATCCTGGTGGAGAAACTTTAGACCACTCACAGGTAACTTTAACAGCTGAACATATAAAAACATCCAATGAACCACATTATTTAAATCCTAATACTTACACAGTATTTAAATTCCCAACACCGATTTATTTGGAAGCAAATAAATTGTATGCATTCATAATAAAATGTCCTACATCAAATGAATATACAATTTATACAGCACAAAATGGTGACGTAGCAATCTCATCATCGGTTAAAAATTTACCAAATGATCCTACTCCAGCAACAACCACAAAAATTAACTCTGCACCTTATGTTGGTTCATTATTTGTGTCACAAAATTCTCAAACATGGACAGCCGATCAAAATGAAGCCATGATGTTTGTGGTTGAAAGATGTGTGTTTGATGTTGGTTCACAACCACAAATACAGTTTGTTGTACCTAAAAAATTACCTACTAGAAAAATTGTTGGTCAAGAAATAGAATATTATTTAAATGCAAATTCTATTTCAAATACAATAACATCTTTTGAGAACACAGATGTTTCTGTTGATGCTTTTAATATTTCAACAACAGATTTTATACCAGGTACAACTGCTTTAAGTTATCAATATGCATCAACAGTAAAATCTTCATATGCCGGTGCACCTACTGTAAGTGTAACTCCTGGTAAATTTGGTACACCAACTTATGATGACATTTATTTAAATGATGGTTTAGGCCAACGTGTATTGAATGCAAATTCAAATACATCATTCTCTCTATTTGCCACAATGACATCCGTAAATGATGCAGTTTCTCCTGTGATTTCTGATGATGGATTAAGTGTATATTCTGTAACATGGAACATTAATAATCTTGGACTATCAAACAACATTATAACAGTTGTTTCTGGTGGAACAGGATACAATGCACAAACAGTTTCAGTAACCGTAAACTCTACTGATGGATATGGTTCTGGTGCAACGGCCGTGGCTAATGTTGTTGGTGGTATCGTTGATAGTGTAAGCATCACTAATCCTGGTTCGGGTTACATAACCACTCCTACAATGACAATAACAGATGATAGCACTCGTTCTGGTAATGCAAATGCTTCCGTTATTCTTGCCGGTGAAACTTCTAAATCTGGTGGTAATGCACTGGCCAGATACTTCACTAAGAAGGTTGTGTTGAACCAAGGTTTTGATTCTGGTGATTTAAGAGTTTACTTTACTGCTTATCGTCCTGTCAAT